TTACCACTAAAATTGGTAACACCGTTTGTGTAATAAACGTTGCAGTTACTGTTAATGCTGTCCGCATTTTGTCCAGAATTACTATTAGTGTTTCTAAATGCGATGCCATCAATTAGATCAGCATCTAGTCCTGAACCTGATCCGTCGTTACTTGACCCCCAGAGTGTTCCTTGGACTGTCGTAGATAATGACCCTGCCGTTGTAAGAGTGGCTCTTGTATTGCCACCTGTCATGAAAATTAAGTCATGATTGCTACTCGTTCCGATTTTACCGGCATTGTTTCCAGTGTGTGCATATAAAGAAGTGATAATTCCATCAGAAACGGACTGAACATCCAGACGTGCGTGTTGTGTTCCGGCGACATTTATTCTTCCATGCCAACTTCCACCATTGCTAACACTTCCTGTCGCGTTGCCAAACTCGTTGTAACTATTGCTGAAGCTATTTGAGCCTAATAGCGTTGCAAATGCTGACGCTTGATTACCGTCAAGGGTGTCCGCATCTAAGCCAGATCCTGCGCCGTCGTTACCAGGATGCCAAACCTTATGATTTGAGCTTGTAGCATAAATTTCCCCACTAGCATAAATATCTCCAGCCGCAGTGATGGTGCCATCGCCGTTGATACGGCTGGTAGCTGTTGCATTTCCTTGTGTGTAACCCATCCAAACTGCAGAAGAACCACTACTGCGAGTCGCTTGAATGACTCCAGTATTAAGTATCTTGCTGCCTACTGCGCTCCCATCATTTGGATCTCCGCCAGAAATAATGGCACCAGCCGCAGTGATGTTGCCGTTTGACGAAATACGCAGCCGCTCCGTCGGACTTGACGCGCCATCCGCAGTAGTGGAGAACACGAGGCGACCTGGATAATCATTGCTGCCGCCAGTTCCGTCAGTTTCGCCTTCAATTAGCGCGTACACACCGCCTGCGTTATCAGCAAAGTTTATTCTTCCAAGAGTGTCTCCACTGCTGATACTTGCAGCCGCTTGTCCGCGCTGCATGAAAATTTGCGATCCCTGTGTTGCGCTAGAAGATGATCCTTGACAAACAATAGTTGCTGCGGAAGAGCTACTGGTCGTCCCAACCAACAACCGCCCCGCGCTATCGATTCTGAGTCGCTCAGTCGAAGATGTCGAAATACAGAGATTATCTGCTCCAGAAGTTCTGTAAATATATGGCGAGCTAGTATCAGAAGGACTGGCACTTCCGGCAACACGAATACCCCCCGCTACTTGTAGCTTTCCATTTGCAGCTCCGCTGGTAAGACCTATCAGCAAATTCCCCGAGCTCTCGATACGCATCTGCTGAGTGTTACTAGTTCCAAAAATTAACGGCCCTGATTGAGTGTTATAAAAATAGGTCTCACTAGCATCTGAATAAATATAAGCATTTCTTGTTCCACCTGCGTCTAAATTAATTAAAGCACTTGATGTCCCGTTAATTTCTAAAATTTGGCGTCCTGATGAAGATGCATTAAAGCTAGTTGCCCCAATGCCCACATTTCCTGCTGAGTAATAAATATTACTACCACTTGTAGTCCATTGGGAGCTGGTTACTGCATCTAACTTAGTTTTATCCGAACCAGTCATTAGACCTGCATCGCCTCCAGCTGAAACAAGCGGGAGTGTCGTGTTGGTGCCTGTCGAAGAGGCAAGAACTCGGGTACTGGCTGTGTAGCTTAAATCCGTATTTGGTACTGCTGGATAACTCAATGATGCCCAGTCCGATGCACTAGAGGGATCTGTGCCTGTGATTACGTAAACCTTGCCGTCATCAGTTCTAATGCACCAGTCACCTTTTTGACCGGTTAATGCAAGCATTGCTGATTGATTGGCAACTGACCCTAAGTATTCAGTGATTGCAATATCTGGGATTTCTGAACTAGTTAATTTCCCATTTGTTAAAGTTGCTAGTGCAATCCAATTGCCAGCATGAGCAAAATAACCTTTACCTGTTGCATGCACATGTGCAAACATCCCATGATATGTAGATGCAGAGGGTAAATCACTTAGTTGAGAGTAGACGTTAGCAAACAGTACTTTATTTCCGCCCATATCCAGATCAGATCCGGTTACTGCTGAAATGGCATCTGAATCTGTATATGCACTTAAACCATCTAGTTTTGTTTTATCACTAGAGCTTAAAAGTCCAGCGGTCGAGGTTGTTGATAGAGGAAGAACGAATCCCGTACCGTTTGTGTTAGTGACCGTTCGAGTTGCTGCAACATAGGCTAAATCTGATCCTTGAGTTCCAGATCCAATGGTGACCCACGTTCCGTCAGCTCTTAGGAACTTGGTTGTGCCTCCACCGGAGGCAGGTGTTAAACCACTGTTGTAATCGGTGAAATCAGGTAGGGATACTCCTGTACCTGTACTTGAATTAAGAGTTGAAGTCCCAGCCGTATAGCTCAGATTAGTTGCAGTTGCTGGAACAGCGACCCAAGATCCGTCAGCTCGTAAAAATGTACCAGTTCCACCACCTGAGGCTGGAGTTAAACCTGCATTACTTGCATCAAAAAGGGTGATGACTGCATCTGTACCGGTACTCGATGCCAAAGTTCGTGTAGAAGCAGTCCACGTCAGATTTGTATCGGTAACTGATGTATTAATTAAAGTACTGATGGATATGTTACTACTGCCATCAAACGAAGCGCTTCCTGAAATGTGACCTGTCAAGCTGATCGTTCTGGCGGTTTCTAATGTTGTTGCGGTTGACGCATTACCAACCAATGCACCATTGACATTTCGAACCGTAATATCGCCTGATCCATCGCGACTGACAATTGCGCTTGGTGTATTGGCACTTGTTGCTGTTGTTGCGCTATTAGCGACTTTACCGCTTGTACTAATTGTATTGAGGTATGTATCTACGATTGCGCTACCTTGCCATGTCCCTGTTCCAATCGTCCCAACTTTTGTCAAACTTGAATCAGTAATCCCACTGCCAAGTGACGTCCCATCTATAACTGTGGCTCCATTAACTTTATAGGTCTTACCTGAAGCAAGATTAATATTTTCGGAACTAGTAAATGCTGTATTAGTATTGTCGTATAAATACGTTTTATCTGTTGTACCTTTAAGAGTCAATCCACCGCCACTTGCATTGGTATCACTTGGCGAAGCAATGCTATTTAGCGTAATATTTTTGTCAGCAACATTAACGACAGGGGCATTCAGTGTAATTTCTGTACTGTTGACTGTCAGTACATCGCTGATTGTGACCCGACCGTCGAATACAGAGTTACCTGTTACATCCAGTGTGCCTGGAATATCGATGTCTGATGCCCACTCAACATTATTACCCGATGCATCTGTTTGAAGCAGTTGTCTGGCACCACCGTCAGCAAGCTTACTGACATCAATTTCAGCATTTGTATTAATAGCAACATTACTAATACTCCCTGCTTGGTAGTTAGAAGCGGTGACAACGACGTTGCTGCCTAATGTTCCAGTATTTACCTTGCTTGCTGAAATGCCTGCATTAAGGTTGGCATCAACAACTTGGATTCCGCTTGGAAGCGTACCAGTGCCGAGTTTTGTCAATGTAATAGCAGCACTGGCATTTACGTCAGCGTCAACAATTGATCCATCAATAATATTTGCTGAGTTGACTTGAAGTCCACTAGGCAATACACCAGTTGCAATTTTTGATGCACTAATATTGGCACTATTGCTAATCTGTGTATTCGTGATTTCACCGCTACCAATCATTGAAGCAGTGACTGTTCCGCTATCCGCAGTTGTAATTAATGTTCCACTAATATTAGGTAGAAGGATTGTACGATTGGCAGTCGCGTTAACATTGTCTAGTGTTGTTTTGAAGTATCCTCCACTTCCATCAGATGCACCTTGATAGTCAATAGTGCTGTTGTTTAAACGAATATATGATGACAAGCTAATAATTGGATTACTGGTTGTCAAAGTACCAGTGATGCTACCGCCTGTTTTGCGAAAATAGCGATCATCAAATGTCCCTGATTGATCAGAAGCATTAGTAACATCAGGAATCGTTGCTTCATTAAATGGAAGAGTCGTTGCTGTTTTCCAGGCAGTTCCGTTGTAAATATATAATCGTTCGTTACCTGTATCCCAGTACAAGTTACCCTGAGCAACGTTAGCGGGGCTAGTAGACACCACAGGAATGACTGCCTGATAGTTGTCGAATGAGATATTCCCTACACCTACAAGTCTTCTAATCGCGCCAGCACTATCTTTAATGAAAATCGATGGGTCAGTAGACGAGTAATTAATTGCGAGTTCGCCAAACTCCATATGGGCGGATGTAGGTGGTATTGCTGCTCCACCATTCAATACACCAGAGTTCTTCAGTGAAATCTTCATTAGTGTCTACCTTTTACTGCTAAATCGATTCTCGATCAATATTCTTATTTTAACTATTATCTATGCCAAACTCATTTTCCAAATTCCTCATAATTTGTTCGCTCAGCACCCGATTTAAGATGTGCTGATAATTCATGAGTAGTTTTGTCGCTCCTTTAAGATTCTCTTTTAATGTATCTATGTCATTGCAGCTATCAACTTCATCGTTCACAACTCTGAGCTTTAGAGATACTTCTAATGGAAGTTCAAAGTCACTTGGCTTAAACATTTAGCTTTTATATCTAACATTAGAACTAGTCTAAAACAATAAATGCAATTTCAGTGGTGTCTAAATTTAATCCTGTGGACAATGCAAATACAATTTCAGTGCTCGATATTCCTGTCCGCTTGTATGATATGTCAAATGATCTTTGCGCTAAGAATACATCTCTCTCAAGCTTTAATTCAAAGTCTTTGCGTTGATTCTCCGTTGGATAGTCAGATGGTTCAATGGTCTGCAATCCGTCGTCAAACTTTGCAGCAATCGTATGCTTACATGTTCGTAATCCAAGTTTGTCGCGAAACGTTTCCCAGCTGTTGAACTTACCAGCAGCTTCAGAAGCTCCTAACTGCTCATAATCATTAGGGCTCATTGCAGACGGCATCGGGTATTGATACTGTCTATTCGTCTTACGTTCGTTGCTGTCTTGGCCACTTTGTGGCTGAGCAATAATTGCTTTACTAAAAGCGGGACAACCACACGAATAAGTCACAGCAGGCCGTAATGCCAACCCGGATGTGAAAATCTTGGTGTCTTTCAGCCAGGGATTGATAGTGACATCCAGAATGGTCTTGCCATTCAACACAGTAGATGGCGACGTCATTGCAAAACTGTAGTCGCTAAATATCAGCTGCATCCCCTCTGCTAATGGTGCAAACAATTCAACGACTGCTTGGTATGGAATTGATTTGATGATTACGTTATTATTTACCACACCCGCTTTTAAAATTTTGAATGGCATCAAGGTATATGAAATGTCTGTCACTTCGCCTTCTACTACAGCAGCAGTCAAATACTTAGATCCAAATAACGGCTGATAGAGATCCTTTTTAAATACATAACCTCCAGTCACCTTTAGATTACTGTTGGTTGCCGTAAAAATTTTAGGTAAGTTAGTAACGTCATGCATTGATGGTGGTAAATCATTGACGTTCTGATCAAAGCAGATTAATGATTGATTCGTCAGATTATCTTCGATTTCAATTTCAAAATGATAGTCTTCATCTGTAAATGTTTTCTTGGTTAAAGAACTCAGTGCTTTGTCAAAGTAAAAATTAGGCAGATAGATGATCTTATCGTGAAGGATTTCAGGATTATCTACGATGTCCTGAGTGCTTGTAATGACTTGATTGGTTTTCTCTACCTTGTAGTTAATTCCTTGGTTTGGTTTGAATGTCTCTGGATTCGTTGGTATCGTAATATTCGCAACCGGGATTGTTACATCAACTGTTGTTGGATGCGACAAGAACTCCATCTCATCTTGCAGTTCTTTGGATACAGTCTTGCCGACGTAAATGCTAGGTTTTCCTGTCGGTGTTAGAACTTCTTTTAATGTGGCTTCTGTTCTATTCTCTACACTAAAGTCTCCATCAGATATGCGTTCACCAATAATTTGATATAGTAATCGCCCTTTTGTTGAATCAGGATTAATGGTAATAACTAATTCCTCTTTAGCAAAGTTCAATGGATATAATTCAGGATCATTAAACTTGGCAGTAACCGTGCCTAGTGGGATATAGTCTGGTGTTCTCTTGACAACATAGTAGGAGCCAACATCAGAGTTATTTGTTGGAAAAATCCATCCTTTAAATGTGGTGTCATATTCATAGTTTGTTCCTGTATATAACGTTGATTTTAAATTTGCATCGATAAACGGCTGATTCGTAGCGCTCGTTTCCAGGCCTGGATCATAATTATCATTCTTAACTTGTAAATCAATAAAAGCTGTCTTGGAGTAATACTCAAATCCTTTACGCCAACGAGCCCAGCTGCTCTCCTTATCCCATTTTTCAAGAACAGTTAAGTGGACAGAACTGCCGAATCCTCTGAACTTCGGATAATACCCAGCAGCTCCTGAACCACTTCCAGTATTAACGCCAGCAAAACCGTTAAAGAAACGTGCATTGACATTTCCATAACCATTTTGCTTAGCCATCAATAATAGCCACCAGTTGCACCAACCAACGGTGCGTGAGCAGCTGTATCACCGGTACTCTTCTTCTGAACTGCTACCCACAAAGCTCGACCTTTGGGGATATACATTGCTCTAAATTGTGTACCAATAACATCGGTTGAATCAGTCGAACCAACCTGTGGTACTGGCCCAAGGATGTAAGGCATATCACCATAGAAACTCCGATAGCCTTCAAGTGGAGCGGTACTGCCGTTTACACCGGCAAGAAATGTACCAACAAAAAATGCCTGAGACGGACGCAAGAAGTCGTTTGCATTACTCAAGTACATATTGACAATGTACGGAGTAGTAACAGATGAGTCTTGCCTAGCTACTGCATAGATCTCCGAAAGAATGGCTCCATCATTTGTTGTGCAATCAACGAGAAGCTCAGCACCGTTCGAACCACCAATGTCAACAACACTGTTCGCTTCAACAGTTGCACCGATAAGGTCAACGATTTCATGCAGCGGCCTATCGACCAGGAGCGGCTGCTTATTGGTAGAAGTTGAAGCCATTATGCGGTACCTCTTTTAGTGTTTTTAGGAATTGTTGTTTTAGTCGCGCCTGATGCGATTGATTGACTTGGGTCAAAAATGAAACCAAGTGAATTTACAGCAGGGGTTGCTTCTGGATCACTTGAACCTGGCATTGGTGCCTGCACACCAAGTCCACCCATTAAGCTCCCGAATTCAGGAACTTGAGTTGGAAGTGGTGAACCCATGCCATTCAGTCTGTTTGCTTCCAGAACCGCAAAACCTTTTTCATCAGGAGTTACAGGTGTCTGACTCAGTGGGAGTTGATTTAACCCACGAGTTGATACAGAGTCGTATCCCTGCTGTGCAGCGGATCGTGGAATATCATTTACTACAGCACCGAGTTGGCTGGCTGTTTCTTTATCCAATCCCTCTCTGTCAGGGTACAGTCCGCTGACTTTTCCATCTAATGAAGGCTGGCTCAGGTTGTCTGTCCTATTCAACGGATTTCCTGTCATATTATTTTGCCCCTTCCCAGTATTCTCAGGAGCACCTGGAATCGGAGAGATATTGTAAGCAATACCTTGAGCAAAACCTGGATCAAGTTTGTTTCTACGCGCTTCTTTTTCTCTACTCATAATCAAGCCCTCATTGTTTCAGCACGGTCGTTATTGCCAAAGTCAGCATTGCCACTTGCTTTCGCATACATGGCCATCCGTCTATCTAAAGCGTCACTTCCCATTTGATTGGGTTCTTCTTCTTTCGGTGGCTCAGCACTAAATGCAGGGGCTTCTGGTTCAGCGGTAGGTTCTGGTTCAGGCTCACGACTGCCTTGAATGCCGACAGTGTAAGGATTACCATCACCTTGTGCACGTGCTTGCCTAAGACGTTCTTGATAGTCACGTTCCTGACTATCCATAGTAATTTTAGGTGCACCGTGTGTAGTTACGGCATTCATAATATTTTTGGATATATCCTAAACCTATTCTACATTAACTCCAGTTATCACTGAGCATCATTCGTGTTCCAACTGCAGTATCTGCAGGACCGGGAATTGCAAGAATAAATTCTGCTCCAGCTCGTTCAAACGAATATCGGCGCACTTCTGGTCTTCTGTAGTTTGGTACATACAGACTTTCTGCCAAACGATCAACTTCTCTTAAATAGATCTCACGGAAATAATCATCACCTTTCAATGGATCGGAAGTACTGATTGTCCGTTCGACGTCACCAGAAATGATTTCTTGTCTAGACGGATTCAGATTACGGCTTCCACCTGCATCGAAGTAATCGTCTGGAATTGCAGAGCTTGCTTTCCATGCAATGTCACACCGTTTCAAGTGATAGACAATTTGATCAAACCAGTACTGGTCTGGGATCAAAGCCATTGCCTCTTCAAGCCGTGCTCTGTCACCAGCAGGGATCTGAGCTCCGGCATTGATTCCTAGGTGGAACCTGCATTTGGATTTATTGAATTCGTCTAACTGCATTAGGCAACTCCATTAGTTACTAACTGACCTAAGACACTTGCAATCTCCTCTTGTTCAACAGGTAAGCCAGCTTCAATTCTTGCAAAGAGCTCAGCGGCTTTTACCGGCTGATTTGCTGCAGCTACAGCTCCGACACCTGCTAGTCCTAGTCCACCCATACCAGCAAGTTTTACCCGTAGACCTGGAGTAAGCATCCGTTTAAATGCCTGACCGGATGTCTTGGGTTTTGGTTGAACAGCTTCAATCATGCTTTGAGGTAAATCTCCGATTGCAGCTCCAGAGCCAGCACCCACTATGCCAAGAAGTGCAGCTGCAGCTTCAGGGCTAATCTGATTCTCCTTCTCTTGCTGTGCCGCTAATAGTAAGAGATCTTGAGTGCTGGCCATTTATCTGAATCTAATAGATATTACTAGTTTAACTAATAAGATTAATCTCTCTGTCTCCAATCATCGGACTTATCTTGTTTGAACCATTCTGCAATTTCCTCCGCACTATCAAACCCGTCGCTGTGCTGTGATGGATCTGGGTCACCAATATCCATTTGGTTTAGAAAGTCATCTAATGAGTTTGTGATCATGTCTGGATTGTTAGCTAGCCGTCTTGCTTTGCGTAGCATTTCACCAGCAGAAGCATTCGACTTGGCTAGTTTTTCTGCCCAGATCATGTCTTCTAGTTGTACTTCCTGTTGCTCGGCAATACGTTTGCAGATGAACTCCATGCGGAGTCGATATTTCGTAGACAGCATATTGCCCCTATTTGCTTGTATCTAGCTTAACTAATAAAGATCAAATCCTCTTCAATTAGTTGATCCCAGTTAACTCTTGGAATATTTTCTAGTTGTTTTAGGTTTGCAAAACGCTCACCGCTAAGAGACATTCGAAGTTCTACGATTTTCTTTGCTGTAGCAAAGCCGACACCAGGCAGTCGTTTGGCAATCTGCTCGGCTGGTGCAGAGTTTAAGTTTAGACGTGAATCCTCAATGGGGACAACGGACTTAGGAATCTCTTCTTCAGGTACTTGAACTTCTGGTGCAGCAATTTTTGCCATCCGACCTTTCTCTGGATCGTATGGAACAAGTTGCTCCAAGTTCATAAACGTAACGCCACCTGCTGCGTCTTTAACCATTGCAAACTCTTTATCGTGCTTACTAACGAATTCAACCAGCTTGCCTGTCTTTGTATCTTGAAATAACTTGTGGTCGGACATATTTAATGGGGTACACCTATTGATATTATAGGCACAAAAAAAGCGCCTCTAAGAGACGCTTTGGTTGACTGATAGTTATTATCAGGTGCCTTGGCCGGCTTCAATTCCATAAGGAATGTGAGCGTCGTCAGCATCAGGTGCGGAAGCTGCACGGTAGTAGCAGATCTCAACCAAGATGGCAGAGGGGCTCTTACGGTCAGCACCGGCAGATGGGTTCTGCTCGGCGGTCATTGCAGCAGAAGTGATGACTTGAACAGCGGTGTCATTACTTGCATGAACTGCGGTGCCGTTCAAGATGCCCAACATCGGTGAAACTGCACCAGCAGCTGGGAAGAACTTGTCAGCAGCTGCAGTCAAGGTCACTTCGCTACCAGTATTGCCAGGAGCGTTGCTGCTAATAGCAACGATCTTGATGGTGTTACCAGAAGCAGTGGCCTTAACGCCAGGAGCAGACAGGGCGGTACGGTAAACAACAGATCCAGCGGGGATCACGAAGTTCTTATCAGTCCGTGGCTTGTCATCTTGACGCAGGTCAGGAGACAGAACCTTCAGGCTGTAAGTACCAGCACTCAGCGAGCCACTAGAAGTGACGCCTGCAGTGTCAGGGTTGAGTACAAGAGCACCGACAACGCGGTAGAACTCAACACCAGGAAGGGCTTCAACACCTTGCTCGCGATAAGCATTGAGGTGTGAAACATAATTACCGGGAAAAATTACGGACATAGTTAGTTAGCTCCTATCAATAAACGAAAGAGTAACCAACCGTGATGAAATCGCGGTTAAGCGTTTCAAAACCGGCGAACAAGCTCCAGATCATGATGATGAAACGGCTGAAATCGTCGTTGTTGTTCAACAGAATCTGAGCGTTGTTACCACCAATACCCACACCCACGGCTTGAGGTCCGAAGAAGATCAGCTGAGCGGCGTCATAATCAGCGGCGCTGCTGCTCTCATCGGTAACAACAAGGTTGTACTGAGTTTCGGGCAGGTTGGTGGACTCGAACCAACGGACGCCCTCGAAGAGGAAGCCGGTTGGCATCACGGGTTGACCAGCGACAAAGCCAGCCTGACCGTATGCAGGACCCATGCCTTGGTAGAAGTTGGCGTTAGGTGCTGCGTTGGGCTGCATTGGGTTAACGAGACCCTGGCCCGGATAACGTGCGATCTCTCTGAAGTCAGCGTTCTGACGCAGGTGCATCATTGCTGTGGGATCGACGATACATCTGTAGTAACCGTCAGCGAAGGTCGGGACGTTGCGCTTACGCAGGTCCTTGACGACTTCGAGAAGGTCAGTCTTGACGTCGAACTTGGCGGATTCGCCAGCGCCATAAGTAACACCAAGGGTGCCACCGGATGCGCCTTTGGACTTACCACCAGGCAGGTAATAACCACCTTGGGTGGAATCAGCTTTACCAGCAGCTTCGGCCTTCAGCAGTTCGTTTGCGAAGACGCGGTCGCGCCAGCGGCGGTAGTCATCAAGCAGGGTCAGCGAACCAATCGACTGGTGGAAGACGTTGAGGTTTCCAGTGTCGAGCAGTAGACGCTGAGCAGTAATCAGGGTTTCACGTGCCACCTTGAAGGTGGAAGGCTGTGAAGAATCGCGGGAATCGGCAGGACCTGTGTACTCGCGAAGCGTCACGAGAACCTTGTCTTTAACGATATTGCGTGCGGATGCGGATCCAAGGGTTTGATCGGCGGTCCGCTCACGGGACTCCTTAGTACCAGGCTTACCCCAGAAGCGGTAGCGATCGAGCTGCACGGTCTGGCCGGGCTGCTTTGAAAAATCGTGTACTACCACTGGCTCAACTGCCATCTCAATGATGTAGGCAGGATGAGGACGGTAAAGTTCTGCACCAAGAAGCTTCGGAAAATCATTATCAATCCACATAGGATCGTAACTCCGTAAGCTAAATAGTTATAAGTGACTTCGACTTAGCCACATATATAGATAGTAGTAGTAATTGCTATACTTTTAGTTATGTACCCTAATATTTTATGGATATGGATATTGATTTCATAGACGACAAGATGTGGACGCCCGTTCATACATTGCCTGGCTTTCAATGCTGCATAGAGTATTACGTTAATGAAGCAGGTCTAATTAAAAGTACCAAAGGTAGAGAAGAGCGAATCCTCAAGCAACGTAAGAATAAGAATGGATATATGCAAGTTAATTTGACACAAAGAATTGGCAGAAAGAAGACGATTACAGTCACTGTTCATAAATTAGTTGCACTTGCATTTCTTGAATCTCCTACATCTATTCCAGGCAGAACTAAGTCGTGTAGCAAGATTTCCCATATTGACGGCAACAAAATTAACAACTCAGTTGCCAACCTTAAATGGACTAAAATAGAAGAAAGTGTATTTAATGAAAATGGCTGATAGTCTTATTCTTAGTGGCGTTAAAGGCGTCAAAAAGCACACTGGTACTGAAATGCTTTTAACTCGTCCTAAACGTGGTGGGGATACTCATTCGTTAAAAGAATGGTGGAATGTAGGTGGCAGTAAGCAATATGTACAGTGCACAGTCTTTGATGTGACTGTTAATAACGTTACTGTAAAACTTGCTGTAACGACGAACTCTCTGTCAAACGTCAGAATTGACCACGATGGTTCTTTTGTTTTTAGTTTCTACGGAGCGACTTCCATTAATCGTGCAGCTCTGTTCACTGATGCTTACGAACTGATCGAGCACTACGTATTCCCTGCCATTTCAGGTGGAAAGATCATGACTGTGATCCCACCAGATGGCGCTTCTAAGCCACTTGAATTGGCAAACGTATCTATGGGCTCTGTCTCGATCACCGGTAAGACGATTGTTAAGCCAAAGGAGACCATTGGCTACGAAGCTCAAGTATTAGGGGATGCTGAGAATATTAGTTATTCTTGGACACTGACCGGTTCTGCAAAATTCAAAGGTGCTAAAACAGGCAGCTCCGTGAAGGTAACTTATGAGAAAGAGGGAGACTGTACGTTAAGCGTTACCGCCAAGTCTGCAGATCCTAGACTGGTTGGGCCTAATACAAAGAGAGCTTCAATCGAAGTTACGTGCGAATCTAGTAGCTGAATCTTCCTTCAGCTTTCATGATGTATCTTTTGTCGTCTATAAGCGATATATTCTTGAATTCACGGCCAACACGTAACTCAAAGTCGTAAGGCAGCGTTCTCGTATTACGAGCATGCACTCCAATATAGAAATGATCGAATCGACTTATATACATTAAGTCGTAAGGATGCTCTTGCTTATCAATTGTGTAGAGCCTTACATCTACATGTTTGTCGACATAGATATTCCCGGTTCCGTTGTTGATGATTTCAACGCTTAGGTAATCTTCATCTCCAGCTGGTGCCAGGCTTCCAAGATTTAATTCAGCTCCTGTCCAATTGTTATCAGCTTCTACAGTGACATAGTCAATGTCAGCTCCTAAATAACTAGGAGTATTATCTACAACTCTGGTTTCAATCTCTGCGGCATTCCAGTTTAATTCTTCGAACGTTTCTTTGACAATGTCGCCAATGATGTTTAGGTTAACTTTCAAATAATAATTTTCTGTGCCAAACAGTCCTACAGTATCTTTGTAGTTCAGTGCATAAGGAATAACTGAGATATCAAGATTATCAGGTCTACTGATTGAAGGACCTTTGGAAAGATTGAGACTTTTTGATGCAACATAACTATTGGGGTTCGTGTTGTCACTTGCCCCATACTTTAAATTAGTTCTCCTGATCTGCCTTGTGACGCTCATCTTGGCCCATCGTGTTTACCCCTATTGTATTAAAGATACTCAGTCACAGATTCTGACATCTCACGTAATGCCTTAATTGCCTTGTTTTCCAATGTCCTGACTCGATCTCTACTCATGTTCAAAACTTGGCCAATTGAAGTCATTGACATAGGTTCCAACATCTCATCTCCAATTCCATATCGCATTGAAATAACAGCAGCCTGCATTTCTGGAAGCTCACTGATCAATGAACGCATGTCATCTTTGATGTATTGCCTTTCAAGAATGAAATCAGGTAATTGGGTTTCGTCCTCTAATAGATCAATCAAAGCAGTATCCCTATTCTCTCCAATTTTAATTTCAAGAGAGGTCGGTTGACGTGCCTTGCACATTAGATCTTTGATTTCGTCAACTGTTAGTTCCAAATAATCAGACAGCTCAAATACTGTGGGCATGTAGCCATTGATCTGACTTAGTTCTCTCTGAGCTTTCTTAAGTTTGTTGAGGTTCTCAGTAATGTGGATCGGTAAACGAATCGCTCGGCTCTTTTCTGCAATGGCTCTTGTGATCCCTTGACGAATCCACCAGTAAGCATAAGTACTAAATTTATAACCACGACCAGGATCAAACTTCTCGACACCGCGAACGAGCCCGATCGTACCTTCCTGGATGATGTCCAGAAGTTCCATATTTCGCTTGGTGTATTTCTTAGCGACCGAAACAACAAGGCGTAGGTTAGCGGTGACCATCTTGTCTTTCGCTCTCTTCCCATCTCTCAGCTCTCTGCGAAGTTGTTTACTTGTGATTCCAAGAACACGTGCCAACGTTTCTTGATCTGGATTCTCTAATTCATCTTCAATTGATTTGATTTCCATCAAACGTTGAACTTTCCTACCTAGTAGAATCTCTTCGTCATGCTCAAGTAGAGGGATCCTTCCGATATCACGAAGATATGAACGAACGGAATCTCCAGTTGCTTTTGTTTTTGACATATTCTATCTTCACTGATACTTAATTCTATCAGCGAAGATGTTATTTATCAACCGTAGATGTTAGCAAATCGAGTACTTTCTTGTGGAGATTCTCCACTTTCTAGTGCTTCAACGGCCATAGCTTGTGCAGCATGTTCGTTATATCCTTTCTCTTTGTAGTTGGCGTAGTTACGTTCGTATTGCTCAATAGATCCTTCAAAGTCTTCACCATGCGTCAGCATCTCTGCTGTCATATGATTTGCAGCCTGATCTGGCATACCATCCGTTTTCAGATGCTTCCAAATAGTTTGGAAGATCTCTGGATCTGTGCATTGAATGTCTGCAGCTTTACGCACGGTATTTACGGTTCGTATATATACCGATTGTATCTAATTTAAGTAGTTATCCGATATCAGGGATATCGAAGGTGTTTACTCCCATTGACTGCAGAGTTTGCAGGGCTACATCTCTTTTAGCTTGTCCGGCAACTTCAGGATTAGCCATAGCAGCTGTTCCCATATAATTTCCAGACGCTAGTAGCATCTGTGACTTGTGCTCAGCCAGCTTTGCTTGTGCATCATATTCTTGCTGAGAAACCTTTAGCACTTGGTTGTCAACTAGACGTTCCGCATTTGCTGATGCTCCAGTAGCAGCAGTGCCAATATTCTGCTGTAAGTTGCCTGTTCCTTGCTGCTGAACAATTTCAGTTTGTGGGTTAAGTCCCTCTTTTGTATATCTACCGCTATCCATTGCATTCATTACTGCTGGCACAGGGCTATTCATGCCTGCATTGCCACTCTGTAAATTTGCTTGCTGCAGTGCATCTGCCGCATGACCCATATAACTTTGAATAGGTTGTGCCATTTCTATTACTTAAATCAATACTTTTATTGTAAGGGATGTACTTAGACATCCCCTACGTTTATTTGAATCAGAGATCCTGAATCAGAGCCTTACCTTGAAGGGCGGCTTGAGGAGCTTGTGACAGATACTGCCAAGCTTGCTCAGGGTTGTTGTCCATCATCTGGCTAAATGAGCCCCAGAAGTCGTTGGCCTGATTGACTTGCTTACCTGGAGTAGGCATATCCATTTCAGGGCGCTGGAACTGGGCGGGCACTCGGCCTTGCTCTTGAGCCTGGATTTCAGCTTCGAACTGTGCACGAGCTTCAGTTTGCTCACGAGCACTGGTCTCTTCAGCAGTTTCGGTCGGGTAAGGACCGTTAGGACCGAAGAAGTCATTGACATACTCAGCCAACACATCAGGGTTGGTCAGCATGGTGTTCATTGCAGTCCGCTCTTCGTTGGTGGCCTGCAGAACTTGATGCATGGAATTGCCACGCTGGACTTGCTCAATCAGAGCGTCCTCAACGGCACATGCATAGGTGTTCAGGAGAGCAGGGGCTTCAGCACCAAAGTGCTCAAGAACCTCAAGACTTTCTCCGCTGATTCCGCTTAGGTACTGATCCTGAGCCTGACTTGCTCCTTGTTGCGCCGCTGCCTGCACCAGCTGGCTGACTTCCGATTCCGTATAAGCCTGGGTTGAAGCTTGGGGCTGCGAAATCTGGGGCACCGATTGGGCCATTGAACCCAAGCTTGGCTGCGTAGCTGCTTGAGGCGTCGGCGTCGTCTGGTAAGCCGAGGGTGAAACCTGGGCTTGGGAGGGGCTGTTCGTATTCAGACTTGCGGACAGAGCCTGGAACGCCTGCTGCCAGGGATTCGCCTGAGGTGCCGAAGCCTGCGGAGCCTGGGCCATCCCCTGGTAAGCCGGCATTTGCGGGGCCGGTGCCTGGGTCGTTGATGCCTGGGATGGTTGGCCTTGGCTCGTCGCGTACTGATTCGCCGCGCTCGGCGCGTAACTTGTCGGCGAGGCTGAGCTCGTCTGGGGTACGGGCGCTACTGCTTGGTTTGTAGTTTCCACTGTAACTTAACTCCTTTCTTAAAAAGTCTAAAGATCGATATAAGAACCCAGTCATATCTAGGTTCGGGTCAGCAGCCAAAGGCATGTCTGGTTGCTGTGGATGAGGCAGCTGGTAAAACTGACCTAACAGCCCCATAAATTGATTAATACTGCTTTGTGTTTGTTGGACCATTCGGAACGGGAAGCCGCTTAACATTGCTGCTCGTTCTTCATCGGTTTTTCCTGGGAATAGATATTTAAGTGCTTCGATTGAATCAACACCTAATTCTTGAAGGTTCCTGACGACAATACTGTTATTGAGAATGTCATCGGGACTATCTTCAAAGACTTGACCCATCCAACGCCAGTTAACTTTCGTTGAACCGTCTGGAATTAAACCAGTAACGCCGGAGGGTACATCCCCTGCGTCCAGTTTAGCACTCATTTCTTTATCACGTTTCTGCACATATTTCTTATATTCTTTGTCGAATTTATCCATTGCTTTCTTGTAATCCTCTGGATTATCAAATTCTTCGGGCAATGGTGTGACTGGCTCTTCAAGTCCTAGCTGAATAGCAAACGATTCCGTAAAGTTACGCTCTTCTGTGAAGATCATCATCGAGAAGAGTTTGCACAATCCATAAGTGAAGAGTGCTCTAGCTTTCTTCTCAGCGTTGGCTGCTACACGTCCATAGAGTGTCTTGATCTCATAAGCGGTAGATGCCGTATTGATATCGATGTCATCGACACCGCCTAATGCCAGACGGATTTCAGAGCGGTACTGCTTTACGTACAAGTTCTGGTCACCTGAAACGGCATCAGGCGTCATGTACTGAACACGGTCAGTGGGCTCCAGGTTTGCAATGACACGCGGGACCTTGATCTGACCATCGACTGATGCAGCGCCAAAGGGAGCGCTAACACGAGTACTGGTACGTCCAGCTCCAATGGGAGCGAAGCCTGCTTGAGAACTAATGGTGGGACGGAATGATCCTTCATCTCCACTCTCGACAATGTCGTGTTTCGGTCTACTAGAGACCAAAGTGGGGTTACCAAAGAACTTCAGGTTCTTTCTGATATTGCGGACAAGCTCATCGTGATAAATGATTTGATTAGCCATCCAGTCAAATTCACCGTTACCGGTGGCCTCGCCTGTGCAATCCATATGGTTGAAGACTTCAACCGCTGGGATGTAGCCAAGACTATTGGTGAGAATTTCTGTCTGACCTGGCATCTGATACGGCATCATTGCCGATTGATCAGTGAACTCGATACGTTCGTCTGAGACTGTCTGCTCAATGCGGTCTTTATAGACCTTCAGCTGAATCCATTTCTTTTTGCCTCCTCGACTGTTTAAAGAAGGGAGACCGCCTGCTAAAGCATTCGTTTGTTTTACGTGGAACGAGTAAGTCAGTACAACTGATTCCAGTTCACCGTTCTGATCTCGGTATGCTCTGTAGCTTTCTTTAGGGAAGTAGAGAATCTGATAACTCTCTCCTGAAGGTCTGAAGTAGAACAGACCTTGGCCATCACATAGGAAGTAGTCAACAATGCTTTCAAATTTCATTTCAAGCATGTTGTCTTCACAGACCTTGGCAATGAATTCCTTTCTCTTGCCAAACGAATCCTGATCTGCAAAGAATTCGATACCACGACGCAACATGAAAGTTCTCATCTGTGCAAGATGAGAAGAGACAATCATCGAATCAACTGATAGATCACCTCTTCTTTCTTTTGCAGCTGTTAAGATCTGCTCAAAACTACTGCTTATTGCGCTTGTATCCATAACCTTTTTCCTAAGTTATTAATAGTCTAAATGAGATCAGGCCTTTAAGAGATCCATATACTTTTTCATGGTTTCATCAGTCTTGTCCTTAATTGGATCTGGACGATCAGCCATCTCGAATCCAGGTGTAATGAAGTCATCCATGTTTCCATAAATGTTGGAGAAGGATACATTTGATCGATCTCTTGACTCCTGTACAGAGTCGTCAAGTCTCTGCATCATTCGTGCAGGATCAAACGCCTGAGCGTATTTAGATTGTCCCCTGTAATCATCTTTTCCACTCATCCGGCGGTCCATATCGTACTGATAGTCGCTTTCTCGCTGTGCATCACGGTTCATGTCAATGTACTTATTGACAAACCTTGGTGCAGAAGATCCTGGATCAAAGAAACCAGCTGCTGTAGCCTTACCGATTACTCCCGGCTCAAAATCCTGACCACGAGTGGGGGTGTAATTAAAGGCTCTCACGCTGTTGTCGCTGTAGTCTTTGAAGGTATTGGTATTGAATGAATCGCGAATTGTGTTGTCGATTGTGCTGTACTGATCCTGGTTAACAGTATTGTTATCCCCTTTAATTGTTGAACTCTGGTCTCCTCCTTGAGTACCTCCTTGATAAACACCGTCCGTCACGCCAGGAGGATTGCCGTATTCTGGAGCTGACCCTGGAGTTGGATCTGCAGTTGGCTCCGGTGATGATTCTGGAGTTGGATCAGGCTTTGGCTTGGGGTTTGCCTTAGAAAAGTCGAGTCCCCTCATCTTTAAGAAGTCTCTTCCTTTTTTATTTGTTTTAAAATTACCTTGATCAATTAAATCCTGGAACTTACGAAATCGGTCTTGCATATCATCCCCAAACTCTGGATTCTGCAGCTGAGCTCTAATCTCGTTCCTATCGTATAAATCACCTTCCATACCTGGAGCTGCTTTCTCGTTATATACATCTACACCAAGCTTCTGTTTCAGCGATTTGCTAGAAGCCATTCTATTTTCAGCCATTTTAAATTCTATAAATCAAAGCTATCCCCATTGTAATCAATTTGTAAATTACCTCTCCTAAGTAATCCACCCATCGTTAATACCATGGAATCCACAGCATCATCATGCTGAGAATGACCGAAGTTAAGAAGCTCTTCTTCGAGTACTGTCCATTTACGCCACTTGTTCCAGACAACTCGTTTGTGCTCATATAGTCCTAAAACTCCACGCAATCTGGCGAGTTTGTCTCCTTTGAATCCTTTCACTGGTGACACGGTCAAGTTATAAAGAGCTCTGTTCTCATGCATCACTCGCTTGAAGTCTCCCTCAAATGAGTTCTGATAAGCCACAGCTTCAGGCCAGATCACGCATGGGGACATCGTCGGGAAGAACTGCCCTTCGTCATTTTCAAGCAGGATGTTCCAGTCAGAAAGCATTTCGCACAAGACATCCATCTTTTCAAGGTTGCCGAGTGTTCGTGCTCTTCTCTGATCAATCATGTAAAGCTTGTCGTCTTTAATGCCTCCCAAGGTCATGACAGTCCAGTCGTTCTTTTCTCTGAGGCCAGCACTCAAGTCAATACCTACTCCTAAGCAGTCGTAGTCCTCAGGGATTTCACCTTTAACGATTAACTCTGGAGACAAACCAACGTCTGTTGATTTGACTGCTGTATTCAAGTACTGATATGCAAAAGCAACTCGATCTTCTAACTTTCGATCATTGAGGTATTTCATTGACCAGAACTCTGGCCAATAAGAGCGTTGCTTTCCGTCAGCGTCCGTTATGACCGCCTTCTGTACGATCTGCTTCCAGTTGTTCTTCGGGACAAATAGTGTGGCGTGTACATCGTCAAAGTGAAAGCGGGTGCCAAGGCATATCGCTCTTGCTCCTTGGAACATGGTGGGGGCGATGACGTTTGACCACGTTTGCTCCATCTCCCTTCTAATGTCAGGATTGTTGATTGACGCAGCGGATTTAATAGGGTCATCGATAAGGACCAATTGAGAACGCTTTGAGGTAATTGCTCCCTTGAGACCGCCACACGCAATGGTGAAAGCCTCTTCACCCGCCGTATCAATCCCCGCAAACTCATAATCAATACTCCAGTATTCGTCACTTCTCTTTATCTTTGACAGTCTAACCATTGGGAAAATTTCCCGATATTTGGTTGATGTCAGAATTCCTTTGATTGTTGCTGACTTGGCTCTACTAATATCTACCATGTAGGCGATATATAGAATCCGCAGCATTTTCTTGGCAGCAGCATGACGCCCGATCATCCAAGCTGCAAACAAACCAAGGACAGTGCTTTTGGCAGATCCTCGCGGCGCTAGGATCGATGTGTTTGGTCCTGCGATTCCTAAGAGACATTCACTATCTTCTCCTGTGCATAATTCGTTGTGCCACTCCAACATATGATTTGCTGGAGCTTTGCCCATAAACTTACAAAAGTCTTGGAAATTATCTCGTGCCTTTAGTACTTGTTCGCTTGGTGGTTTTGCAGTTACTTTCGTAGCTGTCATTAATGCTGATCGTTTATACGCTAATGCTGCGCTAGGTAATGCCATATGCTCGACTTTATCTTTAGTCTAACTAAAGGTAAGTCAAATATTGTCTTGCATCGGGTCTCATTCCATAAGCAGCGGATCTCCACGCCTTAGCTCGTTGCATTGCCTTGTTCTGTGCAGATCTACCTCGTCCAGCAAATCCACCTGGATTAAAATATTTCGCCTGCTCGTCACTAAATCGGTCCTTTGCCTTTGCAATGTATTTACTATTCTTACGCATTGCTTTAAATCGATCTGTTGAGATTTTTAGATCTCGGTTGTATTTAGCCTGGTCTAAAGCATCTGCATTAATTCTGCTAGGACCACTTGGTTCTGGCACTCCAGCTTTTGATATATCCGGCAATCCAGGGAAATCTTTTGATGCTTTAGCCCCAGTCAGTATTCTCAATCCAGAAGTGGCAGCACCTTCAATCTCTGGAATAGGTTCAATCGGGGGTCTTGCAGTCCTAATTTCGGTTGGTGCATCAAACACCATTGGAATTCCAACTGGATAGCCGTACATCAGTTCAGCTCGCTATAGATCTTGGACCAGACCGCATTCATCGCATTTTCGATTGGCTCTGCAAACTGCGGGTCATCTTTGAAGATGGCAGTGATTTCACGCATTACTCGGTCAGCACCGGCAAGGATCATGCCTCTCTTATCTGACGTCCTGTTCATCCGTTCAGACGTTTCAATATGAGAGCGAAGTTCTTTTTCAAGTGATGCCAGACGCGCAGCACCATCGGAGCCTTTGATTTCACCGGAGGTAATTGCCATTCGAAGCTCTTGTACATCGGAGTGCAGAGCAGCAATTTCACTATTGAGGATTTCACGTCTGTTCAGCTTTTTGTACTTCATCTTGACCCAACGGGCCATGTCATTGAATGTTCCTGGATATTGCAGGATTCCTGCGTATACCCAAATCTCAATGATTGAGGGAGTGACCTCAGCAAATTCTTTGAACTCTTCTGACTCAGCGGCTGGTAATGTATCCAACCACTGATCTACATATGTCATGTAGACCTTACCGCTTTTAGTGGTTGTAGTCATTAGAACGACCTAGCAAGTTTGCTTGCACGTCTACCTTCCCTATCGCCTCTGCGGGCATTAATTCGATCTTGGAAGTCAATACCTTTACGTGTCTCTTCACCCTGAACCATGTAACCAAGACGATCTTGCTTACCACTTTCTCTCATGTTGTCGCGTGTCTGCTCACCTACGGCACTCAGCATCCCGATGTCTCGACCGAACTCCTGGTTCGCAAACTGATTTTGACGCTCATAGGCACGGTCAGCCATTTGGTTTCCGTACATATAGTTCTCAAACCGATCATTGGATTTATCCATTGAGTTCAAGTAATAGCCAAATCTCATGTTGTCCTTACCAAGGGATGAATCAAGTTCAGCCATTGCCTTAGAACCCATCCTGTTGAAATAGTCCTGAAGGAATCCAACAGAAAATCCATCCTTAAGCGCTCTGCCGCCGTCATCGTCGCTATCGAT